ACATACAACGCAACGATAAAAAATGCCCTGCAAAATTAATCCAATTAGAAAAGCACTCCTGAAAAAAAATCTCTTAGAATATCCAGAAAAATCCATTGCGGAAAATCTGATCAGTGCGGGTTATGCGCCAAAATCAGCGATAGGTAAATCGGGTGCGATGACTGTTGTAAAGGTTTGCCAAAAAGAAATTGTGGCGGATATTAAAAAACAAATCACCGTTGAGTCAGTTTTAAAATCTATTCAAAATATCAAATCCCTGGCAATCGCCGACAAGGACTTTTCTACAGCGACGAGGTGTGACGAGTTGTGTGGACGCTGGCTGGCGATGTGGCGGGACAGACTGGAGATAGTGCCCGTCGAGGCAGTTGACGGACAGTTTTCCGTGAGCCGACTGGCCCGGATGCGGGCAATTCCAGTTGACATAACACCCAAACCTGATGACCGATAATGCCAGTAATCACTATAACTATATGCGGTATAATAAGATACGGCAATATATCGTAGTTAACATAAGTATTATTATAAGCACAAGTGTCAGAAGTCCGGGCAATGAATAGAGCAGAGGGGGGGGAGGGGACACAGCTGATGGGCAGTAGGGATACTCGTTCCCCCATCTTAATTTTCGCTCATTTTGAGATTTCAATAAAGGTATAATATTATGACCAAAGAAAAGTTTGAAGAAATGCGAAGAAGAATAGATGAATTACGGGAAGAAGTAGAGAAATTATCCAAGGATAAACAATGTCCGAAGTCTTCACTGAAATAGCAGTAATTCCCACTGAACTATTAACTTCCGATCAGATACAGAAGGAAGAATTGCGGCTCATTGCTGAAGACCCATTCAGGCTGGTAGAGCACGGATTTTTGTCTATAAAGACAAAGAGTGTTGGGATTAACAGATTATATCCTAACACCGTGCAGAAGAGGTTTATCGCTAAGATACGAGAATTATTTTACGCGAGTAAGCCGGTAAGGATAGTAATTCTCAAGGCCAGGCAGATGGGGATGTCCACGATAATAGAGGCAATAATCTATGCTTTTGTATCGCGGATGAAAGGTATCAATGCCTGCGTTATTGCCGATGATTTAGACGGAGCTAATTACATCTTTGAAATGCAGAAGTTATTTCAGGAGCGGTTAGAGAAGCATTTAAAGCCGCAATTAAAACATTCCAACGAAAAGAAGATGGCGTTTCAGGGATTAAACAGCCAGATACTCATAGACACCGCGGAGAATCCCAATCTTGGTCGGAAGTATACTTTCCAATTTGTTCATCTTTCGGAAGTAGGTCGTTTCCAGAAATCGCTTAATGAGCTGATGATTGGCTTGGGGCACGCTATCCCTAATGCTCCGGCAACGATGGTGTTTTTGGAATCAACGGCAATGGGCTATAACGAGTTCTATGACCTATGGAATAGCGCTATAAGCGGAAAGACTGACTGGGTGCCGCTATTTTTTGCCTGGCACGAAATGCCTGAATATTCCCTGGCCTTAGAGGGCGGGCAATTATATCCGATAGACAATATAAAATTTATCACACCTTCCGAAAAGGAAAATTTCTTTGCTGAAGAAAGGTTGATTAAAAGCAAATACAATCTTACTGACGAACAATTAAATTGGCGCAGGTGGGATATCGTGAATAATTGCGCGGGCAATATAAATAAATTCAGGCAAGAAAACCCAGGCTGTCCGGAAGAAGCCTTTATAGCTACCGGAGATTTGTTTTTTAACCGTGAGGCGTTAAAATTACAGAAGGCGAAACCACCTGTCGCTGTGGGAAATATCTTCAAAGAAGAAAGCAAGTATATCTTTCGCGAAGATCCTGCGGGGCTGTTTAAGATTTATGAGTTTCCAAAAAAGAATGAACAGTACGTTATAGGCGGCGATCCTGCGGAAGGGCTGGAACACGGAGATAAGTCAGCTGGCATTGTAATCAATAAAAGGTCCAATAAAACAGTCTGCGCTTATAACCACAACGTCCCGCCTGAAAGGTTCGAGGAAGACCTGATTAGGATGGGGTATTATTATAATGAGTCAATCATTGCTTGCGAGAGTAAGGGCTATGGCACTTCAGTCAATCAGGGATTATACAAAAGGTATGGCAAGGTTTATCGCAAGATAAGGACTAAGACGGGAATTAAAGAACAGACTATGGAGTTGGGCTATAATACTAACAGCTCAACCCGTCCGCAGATGTTGGCGCAATTAGCCGAAGAAATCGCGGAAGGCTCAACGGAACTGGTGGACAATAGCCTGATCAGCCAGAGCTGGACTTTTATCAATAACACCAAGCGGGGACAGCCTGAAGCTGATAAAGGTAAATCGGACGATATGGTGATGGCCAGGGCAATCGCGGGGCAGGTCAGATTAGAACAGCCGTATAAAGAGCGGTTTACTCCCTCGGCGCGAAGGAAGCATTACAGGGGATTGAGCGGGTATTAGATGAGAAGATTATTTAATTTTATAAGAAGATTATTTAATTTTATAAGAACTAATAATGTAGATAGATTTTTATGGCAATATTTTTATGCTTTATTTATCTATAAAGGCGATAGAGTGGAAAGAGTTTTGGATATAAGAATCGCGGAACTATCAAGGCGTTAAATGTGGATAAAATTTGACGGTAAAAACATTAACCTTACCACAGACGGAAATTGAGATTAAGCGGGTATTAGGAGGATTAAATGGGCGGCAATGGAGACTTAAAAACGCAGAAAGAAAAAGTAAATAGTCCTATTTTGGGACAAGCGGAAACCGTAAAAGAAGAAATCAAAAAAGAAACTCCGCCTATACCTCCGACAGATTTTAAGGTTGCCGAGATCTGGATAAGAAACGGCCGGTGTATGATAGACGCTCCTCCGGAATTCTGGCAGGATAAATGCCGCGCGTTAGGATTGTTAGAATATTGCAAGGATATTGTGAAAGAAGCAAAAATGCAATCGCCGAAGATAATGCCCGCGCAAGGCAGTATGCTGAATTTTGCCCGCAAGATTTTTAGGAGAAAATAATGGATAAAGATACTTATGTAGATCCTGATACCGGCAAAAAATATAAGTTAAGCGATTTTGATGAGCGCAGGAGCTGGACTAAAGTTAAAAAGAAGAAGGCTGTCAAAAGTAATGCCGGCGGTAAAGTAAATATATTGGGAAGAGTCTGATATGCCAATACCAAAAGTAGACCGAGAAGACGAATTGCGGGATTATGTTATCCGTGAAGTTGAAGAATCGGTTGGTTATCAACAGTCAAGGATACTTGAAGTCAAAGAGTATTCCAAGCGTTATGAAGCCAAGAGGTCTATCTCCGGATTGTTGGGCTGGGGTGAAGATCCAAAGAAGAACCCGAAAGACGAACCTTGGACCGGGTGCGCGGATGTCGGTATCCCTATTGACGCGTTTACCATTGAAGGATTATTGCCGAGATTTCTTAAGGTTTGTTATGGTTCAAAGCCGATTGTCTGGACAAGAGGCATCGGGCCAAGTGATGTTCCTAACGCCCCGACGGTGCAAGAAGCCCTGAATTATCAGCTTACCCGCTTGATTAAAATTTACCGCAGAATGAAATTGATATTTAAAACTGTAACTATGGAAGGCGATGGTTTCGCCAAATGCGTATGGGAAAAAAAGACCAGGCCATTCATAAATTTAACTTATTATCTGCGCAATCCGATTACAGAAGAGTTTATCCGGGATGAAGGCGGTTCACCAGTTACGGTAAAGAGTGATTTCAAACCACAGCCTGACGCTTTTGGTAATATCCCGGAAGTGGTCAAGCAAGAAGTTCCGGAGGAAAAAGTTGTTTACGAGGGGCCGATGGTTTATGGCCGGACAATCAAAGAAATTATTATTCCCAAAAATGCCATCAGCCCCGAAATTGAGGAATGGGACTGGATTTGCGATACCTATGAAGTGACATTTGACTGGTTGGCCCGCAGGGAAGGCGATATGCAGGATGGCAAATTCAAGAATGTGGGTGAGGTCAAAGAGAAAGTCATTGAAGGCGTGTCAAATCACAATACCGCGATGCGTAAGCCTATACTGATTTATGAATGGTATGGCAAGTATGATATAAACGAAGATGGCAAAGATGAGGAGTTGATTGTTTTTGTCTGCCCTAAACTGAAAATATTACTGGGCTGGATGTTTAGTAACTTTCCTGTGCGTCCATTCTTTCACTACCAGATTATCCCTATGGAGGGACGGCCTTATGGTAAGGGTGTCCCTGAATTCCTGATAGGCCTGCGGGACCTGATAGACGCTACATTCAATCAGATGGTAGACAGGGGTTCAATCACCAACAATCCCCCAATCCTCGTTCCGCCAGACCACGAAGAAGAACTTAATCCCTTCGGCCCGGGTGTGAAGTGGAAAACCGAAAACCCCGCCGGATACAGAGTCTTGGAACTTCCCAAATCCGAACAAATGGAATTTTCCAAATTAGAATTTATGCTTGGGATGGTCCAGAAGTTATTCGGAGTAATGGATTACGCCGTAGCGGATACAGGAGGATTGGCGGGAAATAGGACGGCAAGCGGGATTATGTCGGTAATCGGCGAAGGCAACATTAAGTTTGATGATATGATACGGGCATTGCAGGATGTCAACGAGGATTTATATAATTTTATTGTTAATCTTAATTCAGATAACCTTGAGGATGATTTCCTTTATCAGCTTACCGAACAGCAAGGCAATCCTTTCAAGTCTATAAATAAATCCGCCTGGGGCGGAAACTATGATTTTGAGTCGGTAGGTAATTCCATAAATATTAACAGAGGGATAGAGCAGGCAAACGCGGAAACATCGTATAATACGATGGTTAATTCGTATGGGAAAAATCCCGCTGTCAGTGAGCAAACAATGATTGATGTTACTAAAAATTATTTTATGTCAAAAGATATTCGTAATGTCCGATTAAAGACGGAAGAGCAGATACAACAGGAAAAAGCGCAGGCACAACAGGTGCAGGCGGCTGTCTTGCAGGCGCAGGCGCAAGCGCAACAGGCAAAGGCGGGGGCAGGTGTTTAAAAATCTTTTTGAAAAAAGAAAAGCAAGACAGGAGGCAATAGCAGCTGCCAGGCAGAATTTTGCCTCCTGGCTGGATATTTCCAAAAGCGAAGGCTGGAAGTCGTATTGTGAAAGATTAGACCG